ATTTGAGTTTTTATTTTTTTTCATATATTCTCCTTATACTATCTTTTAGGACCTTTCAAGATCCTAACATCTGTTTGTTTCATCATGTCATTGACCATTTTTGCATCAATTCCCATCTGTGTTTTTTCTAGCGATGTATCAGCTCTTAATTCTGCTAATTCTTCGTTTTGTTGTAATTTCTCATCAAATTGTTGTTGACCCATTAATTGTTTAGATTTATCTAAATTAATCTTTTCTTCTTCTTGTTCACGTTTTGCAGAGTCGTCCATAGCCCGTAAATCAAGTTCTCTTGCTTTTAATTTAGCAATTGGGTCTCCACCGTACTCACCCATAATTTTATTTTCTTCATCTTTGAATTCTCCAGTCATTTCTGCAATTAATTTTGCTTTTCTAGACTCTAAATTCATAGACATTTGCATAATTTGTTGTTGATACTGCGGATCTTGCTGTAACATTGGGTTTTGTTGCGCCATTTGTTGCATTTGCATCAATTGTGCAATTTCATCTCTAAATTCTACCTCTAATTGCTCTTGTGCCATCAAAGAAATGTGTTCAAATATGTTTTTTTCTAATGCACCCATTACTGGAGGACTATTTCTAGCAATATTAGTCGCCATAAAGTTTAAATGGGTCGTAATATGCGCTTGATGGTCCTGTCCTTTGAAAGCTTGGAAAGGTTTTCCACTCATTGCAAGAATATTTTCAGTTGCAGGGTCCATTGGAGTAGGTTGTTGCGGTGGTGGTAAAATTTTATCAATATTTTTTACACCAATCGCTGTGTACATAGCATGAAAAGCTTCATACAAGTTGTGCATTTGCGGATTTGATTGTGCAAGTTGTAATTCTGTTTGCGCCATTGATATTCTTTGTGATTGAGAAAAGATATTTGGGTCTGCAATAGGTATGATATCTATCTTGTCATCAAAATCTGCAACTTTAATATTTCTTTGTCCACCTACTACATCATATGGATACTCTTGAGGCAGATAAGTTTTAAAAACTCCTGCTAATAATTTAAATTCATTTTTCATCGCCACATACAATCTTTTATGTATGGCTGACATGACTCTGGAACCACGTTCTAAAAGAGCAATGGTCGTACCAACAGCTGCTTGTTGGTTGCCGTCACCGACCTGCATGTCAGCTATGGCGGCAAATCGTTGCCCTGCCGAAACCACGGTACCCATCAACTGTAATAAAGTTGGTGAAGGTTCTTTAAATGGTAATGGCATAAATGCATCCTTGATACTTCCTCCAGGCGCATCTACATCTCTGAATTCTCCAGGTTGAATTGCTTGTGCTTCGTCTCTTACTCTTATTCCTCTTTGTTTAAATCCTGCTGGTAAATTACTTAATGTACCCGCATCTAATAGTTGTCTTAAAGCTTGTGTTGCAGTTCTCGATAAACCACCGATCATGTGTATTAATCCAAAACCGTAAAAACCCATTCCAGGTAAAAATTTAAAATGTACAAAGTAATCTATTTTAGATTTTGTTGGATCTTCTGCTTGGAAATTTCTTCTAATAGATAATACTTCTCTACTACCCATTTCAATAGTTACAACATAAGGAAGTTTAATTCCTGTTGGTTCACCTTGTGAATCTTTGTCCTCAAATCCTTCAAGGTCTATGTCTGTGTGTACTTCTAAAATTGTAAAGATGTCTTCATCTTGTGTTTTCTTAACACCTTCCAACTCTCTTTCTTTTTTCTGCACTTCTGTTTCTTCATTGTAGCCTGGTGTTAATTCTATGTCTTTATAAAAACCTGAAACTTGTTTTTTTCTAACTTCGTTTTCAGACATTTTAATCATGTGAATAACAGACTCTGCATCTTCTAAAGATGTTGCAGTGTAAGGGACTACTAAATCATCAGCCGGTACAAATTTTGACACGGCTCTGCCAAGAATTTCATCGTAATAAACTTTCTTGAACGCAGAGCCGGCAAGAGGGAGATAAAAAAGCATTTGATCGAACTCGGGTTCATACTCCTTCATCACATCCATGAGCTGATAGTTCATGAATTCTTTAACTCTGTTTGATTGTTCTTCTTTGGCTCTGTCTGCAAGTCCAATTATTCTAGTGTGGACTGGACCATTAGCCGGTAATAATTCTTTATAAGCTTGTGCTTGAAACTGTGTAACCGCTTCTGCAAGAACAGGGTGCGTTGCACCACTTGCTCCTTGGAAAGGTTGTGTTGGGTTTTCGTATTTAAATCCTAAAAGGTCTAATCCTTTTGTGTAGCTATCTTCCCAATCTTTTCTTGAAGATTTATATTGATTGTAATTTGCTACAAGTTCAGAACCTAGTTTACCTAAAATATCTTCTGGTAATAATTCTGCTAAGTTATCGAAGTGTGATTCTCCTCCACCTGCATTAACTGCTTCGGGATCAAAATTAATTGTTGCTCCTCCGTCTTCTTCTTGAGTTACTTCAATATCATCTGGACCAACCTGCTCTTCAATAGTTTCTTGTTGAGCTTCGACGATTTCGTCTTGTCCAGGTATTTTAATTTCAGTCTCTACGTTTGGTAGGGCTTTGTCTATATCTGCCATTTATATTCTCCGAGTTCTTTATTGTTGTAACCTGTTTTGTAGGAACATTCAACCCTTGTGAGTCTGGTCCCTTAAGTGGTGGGATTTCCTTAAATTTGACGTGTTGCATATTTGCAACAAGAGTTTTATTCTTCACTAAACATACCTCTCTTATTTCTGTAGTCATCAAACATTTCATAACCACTGATACCCATTGATAATGCTAGACCCGGTAATCCAAATCTACGCGATACTGTTTTTAAAGTTGTAGGGCTAATTCCTAGTCTCATTGTTTTTGCAATTGTAGGATTTATTCCTTTTGTTGCAAACTCAGTTGCAGGACCTGCAAATGCTGCACCCATATAGTTAAATGGGTTTGTTGCAATATCAGTTAACGAATCTCCTTGTTGTACTTGTTCAGCTAAATACAAAGGTTCTGTTGCAAGTAATCCAATTGGTGAAGCTGCTGCAGATAATCCTCTACCTAAAGTTTTTAATGCTGTTTTTGTAATACCAGATTTCTTTGCACCTAACGCGCCACTTCTTGCAGCCTCAATTGTTGATGGTGCAACTGCTGCTGTACCTGCTACAGCTGCTGTTCCTAATGCTGGAAGATACGCATCTCCGATTGCTGGACTTTCTTGTGGTGTATCATCTAATGATCCTGTCACCATATCCATTAATAAATTTTTTTGTTGTTCTTCGTTTGACAAATAAGTTGTTGGATCGTCGTTCATAAATTTTTTAACAAAACCCGCGGCTACTGCACCACCTGCTGCAATCGCACCAAACTTACCAGCACCTCTTAACATTGGGCTTTGTAAAAAACCTGTAACGGCATTTTTCATTCTACCTAATAATGGAGTTGAATCATCTAACTGTGTTAATTTAGGTATATGTGTTTCATCAGCTAGTTTTGTGTTAACACAGTTAACAACGGAAGAACCTAAAGCAAAACCAATTCTGCCTCCGTCAGCGTTTTGACCAACACACCCTAACTTAAATGCAATTTCATATTTTTCTGGTGCAGATCCTTTATTAAATAAATCTTTTGTAGTGCTTACTAAATCTCTAAATAAAAATGATGTTCGTTTATCTGCTCCTGTCATTGCAAATCCTTCTGTCTTAGCATGTTGTGCTAAATCTATTCCTTGTTTTTTCCATTTGTCTAAGTTTTTAGCACTGTACACTTTATCTGCGATATTAAAATCTTGATTTAATATTTCTTTTTCTGATCCAATAACAATATCAGCTAAATTAAAATTTTTTCCTGGAAAATTTTTTTTAATGGTATCACCAAATGTTTTTCTTGTGCTTTGAAACTTAGTTATTTTATCTTCAATGTCTGCATAAGAAACTGTATTATCTCCAGCTCTAAATCTACTAATTAAATTCCTAACATCACCTACAGCGCTAGATAATCTTGCTTGAAACGTAGCTAAATTTTTTTGATTAATATCTGCATCAATTACATCTACAAAATAAGCATAAGGAAAAGCTTTATTCCTAGCTGTTTGTTTAATGCTAAATATCTCATTAACATTTAAATTTTTCTTTTCTAAAAATCCTTTTGGTAAATAGTTTGACATATATGTTTTAAATGAACTAAGACTTCCTGCCTCTTTAGGCATGTTTCTTCTAATCTCACGCATGGCATGTAAGTACTCACCTTGTGCCCATTTATTGTTTCGTTTAAATCCTTCTAATTCTGTATAGATTTTATTCCCTAATTTTACCTCTTTTGCAGAAGGTTTGATGTCTAACCCCATATTTTTATAGAGCGCTCCCTTTGTCCAATCAGAATATATTCTAGTCCCGTGTGCAGTTTGTCCGTCTGTTATTTCTTTTTTTAAAACTTTTTCTAGTTCTGTTTTAAAATCACCTAACTCAGGAAAATTTTTTGCAGACAACATCTTACGTAAGTCTTCATTGTTATGAATTGCTTTAACAATGTCTTCAGTGTTTTCTCCGTAAAGATATGTTCCGTCTTTAAAAAATCTTGTTAGTTTTGTTAGTTGTTCATTAGTCGGCCTATTAAAATATCTGTTTTTTTGTTCGTCTCTAATAGGGTTTCCAAGATATTTTGTTAATTGGTTGTAATCAAATAATTTATACCTAGGGTTACCTCCTGTTTTTTCCGGTGTTACAATTTTTTTGCCAACTTCTTTTTCTAACTCAGCTAACGTAATATAATCAGAAAGTTTTGCACCTTCAGGAAACTTATCCATTGTTTTTATGTAGGTTGCAAATCTTAAAAATTCTCTTGATGGATTTAATGATTTTTCTTTGCCCCCTCTGCTTAATAAACCTGCCTCATCAGCGTTTAAAAAATCTTGGTATTCTGGTAATGATCGTATCTTTTTTTCTAAAG